ATTGTTTAGAACAGAAGCTGCTTTGACTTGTTTGGTGTGTGCCATAGAACGCGCAAGCGCTTTCGTGTAGCGAGCACCAAGACGGTCATACAGGTTGTCTTCGATTGCTTCTTCAGTCAATGCAAATGCAAGTGCCACTGTTTCGTGTGTGTAACGAGCAGTGTATGCTTCATTTGCATTGTCGAACTCAACGCCAGAACCCTCTGATTTTGTTGGAGCATTTCCAAAACCAACGAGCATCACTTCTTCTTCGAATGCACGGTCAGATGTTTCCGTGTCGAAGATTTCAGCATGCTCGCCTTCATAGCGGTCATACTCCATTCCGAACAAAGCATTCAGGCCCGGCTCAAGTTCTTTGACGAGTTGGGAGCGTGAAATAGCCATAACTCAATCTCCTTATGCCAAGCCAGCGGTTCCACCGCTGAATAGGTGGTTGTTGATTTTTACGATCACGTTAGTGTTCGCAGACGAAACATCGCTGTTCTCAGGGTCTTGAGAAATGTCGATGGCTTTCAACGGCAGAGTTGCAGTTGTTGCGCCAGTAGACACAGCCAATTCCATGCGAGAAGTGCCAGATGTGGTATCGCCCACTGGGGATTGGTCTACGATGTCGAAATTGCCAGCCAAGTCAGCTACAGGGAATGCAGCGTTAGCTTGAATTTCGAATGTTGCATCTGGCGAGTCAATGATTGTCGCCATGATGTCAGAGGCAGAAACACTACCGGGGTAGTAGTTCGACCAAGTTGGTTTGCCTGAAGTCGGGTCCGTGTATTGGCAACCATTAAATACACCCAGAATCAAACCTGAACCACCTGCTGCAACACGCTCAATGCCACCACCAGTTACCATAGCAACAAGGTCGCCTTGGTAAATAGCAGTCGCGTAGCCTGAAGCAATGCGGTAGCGGTTTTGCTGCTGCGAGCTAATGCTTGTACGAACTGGACGAAGGCCAAAAGAAGCGTCTTGGTTAGACATAGCTAATTTCCTTCAAGATTATCCGTCTTTTCGACCAGAGCCGAAAGAGACAGAAGTTTTACGTTGAGGAGCAAGTTTTGGCATAGCTGGATTGTTTTCACGCATCCAATCACGATCAACTGCGTCCATTTGCTGTTGTGTAACACCTTGATAGTGTCGATTCCGCTGTTCAACCATTTCGACAGGGATGCGAGCGAGAACAAGACCACCAACGCCAATGACGCCAGCGTTTCGCCCCTCATCTACTACAGGTCCCAACCAATCAGGATACTCCTCGGCGCGAACGAGGTCCCAGCCTTCTTGCCGTTTCTTATGAACGTTTGTTTTATCGTCAAATTCCATTACGGATTCACGAATCCAACGGTGTTTATAACCAATTGGTGGTTCAGGGGCACTGAGTGCTGAACCCGGATTCCATTCCATTTTGCGCTCTGAGCGCTCCCGAGATTGTACGTCTCGTGAACTCCGATCAGCCATATCAGTCTCTCCTTGTTTGCTCTAAGCGAGCTACTTCTTTTGCGTAACGCTCCAAAGGAATACGCATCTTCTTGGCAAACGCCACTTGACCCGGTGTAAGTTCCACCGCTTTTTTCCGCCCTGACCTTACAAACCGTCCGTTTCCAGACGCAGGAGCAACAGTCTGGGCGTTGGACCGTTTTTCCTGAAACCTTTGAGGCATTTCTCTCCGCATACGAGTGTCAATCTCTTTGTAGTAATCGTCGCTTGTCGGATCGTAATCTTCCTCTAATACCAATTGTTCGTGAATCGCCTGCGCCGCACGAGTCATCAAACGGTCCTGACCAAACCACTGGTTCTTTGACAACCAGTTTTCCAACTTGGGATCAGACACACGTTGAGGCTGTTGTGGGGCATACTGCGGCGTTTGACGTTGACGCTGCGCCGCTTCAGCTTGCGCTTGTTGCGCTTGTTGGTCACGAGCAAGTTTTGCTTTTTGAAGACGAACGCGCTCTTTAGCGATAGCGATCTTGGAAATAGCCTCTTGAGCGTTTGCGACCTTTTCATAATCGCCAGATTCCATGCCCTCTGCTAAAGCGCGTTTCGCTTGTTCCTCTTGGGCCTTCAGTCGGCCTTCAGCTTCTATATTATATCCAGCACTTACACGACTCAATTGCTGACGCATTGCTTCGTTTTCTTGCTGCATTTTCTGCGCGAACTGATAAGCAGCTTCAGCTTCCTCAGATGCTTGCTTACGTTTTGCGGTTAATTGATTAATTCGACGCTGAACTGACTCGCTAAACTTTTCTAGTTCGTCGTCACCAGAAGACGCTTTCCGAACATTTGTTCGGCTTTCTTCAAGAGAGTCATCATCGTCAATAACCTGATCGTCATCCAGATCGACAGATGTATTGCCTTCAAACTCGTCGTCTTCTCTAATATTTTCAGCCATAGCCATTTGTCCTGTTCTCCGTCAAATTATACATACGAAATGTCTTTTGGGTCAAGGATTGTGGCGATAATATTATCGTCATTTATAATACGAACCTCAAGACCTTCCACTTTGAACCTATTTCCAGCATATCTTCCTATAAGAACCCAATCCTTTTCACTACACCAAGGACCTGTTGGGAACTTTTGGGAATCTTTATATGCGTCAGGACCAAGCCGAACGACATATGCTGCAACTGTCGCGAATGCTTCGCGGTCACGAACCTGATCAGGAACGTACAAACCGCCCTTGGTTTTCTGTGCAGGGTAATAGGGAATGATTAGAAGACGGTAGCCTGTCGGCTGCGGTAGTCGTTCGATTGCCGAAGTATCCATTTCAGATGGATCAGCTTCGTTCTTGTTTTCCGCCCCTTTACCGAAAGCATTTTCAATCGGTTTAGGCATTGGCGTGTTTTCTTTGATTGCCTTCTGCGCTGCTTTTGCAACGTGATCTGGCACAAATAACTTATTAGTCATCTGCGTACTCTATGCCTTTCATCGCGGTTTTGATTTCATCTTCGACGTAGGACATTCCGCGTATTTCGCCCACGACGCGCTGATACGCCTCCCATGAGGAGATCGAACCATCTGCGAGCTTGTCTTTTAATCGACCGTCACGCTCGCGTATGCTTTTTAGCAGATATTCTGCAAGATGTAGTGCGTCCATACATCATACAGTATGCGGTTATACGGGAAACACAAGTAATATTACCAAGTATTCAGAAAATACCTTGGAATCTCTGGGGTCTTGCAATGCGGCTAAACCGCGAAACTACGCCACCATTAGCCTTTTTTAACGGCTTTCTTTGCTGTGGATTTTTTGACGACTGCTTTTTTAGGCGCGGCTTTTTTGCTTGGCTTAGGGCTATTGCCACTGCTTGCTTCTGCGGACGCCCCTCCGACTTCAGCTTGCGTATGTTGCTGCTGATTGTCTTCTGGCTTTTCCCCTTCTTCAACGGCATTTTTAGCCTCCCTACGCGCAATTTTCTTGGCTTTCTCCTGTTCAGCCATTTTTTCTCTAATTGACGATGCCATGTTACTGTCCTTTCATCATGGAATTCAGCGCGGCAATGTCTCTTTGAGTTTGAATACGCTCCTCAGCTACACGAGAACGTTCATCAATCGCCTTGTCCTGAGCATCAATACGCTGCTGTGCGATTAGGATGTCATTACGCTCCTTCTCGCGATTAAATTCTTGCTTCGCCTCAAACTCTTCCTGTCTGCGCTGTATATCTGCTGCCTTCAGTTGAAGTTCTTGGTTGCGAATGTCTACAAGCGGATCAGATTGTGGTGGTGGGGCTACTGCCTGAGCCAACTGTTCTGTCATCTCGGCAATGATTTCAGCCGCACGAGCATCAATTTGTGGCTTAAACTGCATCATCGGATCAGCAGGTGGCTGACCGGGCTGTGGAGGCATCATTTGCGCTTGCTGCTGCATCATTTGCATCTGCTGTGGCGGAATCTGAGACATAATCTCTTGCTGCGCCTGAGCTTCCCCCATCATGCCAATATGTTCCATAATATGCCCCTGCAACGCAATAACAGCTTGCGGATTAAGCTCTACGGCAGGTGTGGACATAATCGCCATGTGCGTCTCAATGTGTGCTTGGTGATCTTGGTCAGGGAACGCCTGTAATGGCGCTCCCTGTAATGCCATCTGATTCTCTTTCGCAGGATTCATGGGCTGCGGCTGAGGTGGGGGTGGTAGAATGGCATCAATATTTGTCACGCCCAGAGCTTCGTACATCTTACGATACGCTGCATACAGACCCTGTGGGCCACCGTGAATTTGCGGGTTAGATTGAACCAACTGCAACTCTGTCTGTGCCAACGCAATGCGCTGGGACATAGAGAAGATGTTTGGATCAGAAACAGGTAAAACATCTATGCGAGCATCAAAGTCTTGCACAAATACCTCTGGACCCATCTGCATATCTGCTTGATATGGATACGCACGAATTGTCTCAGAAAAAATACGCGAAAGAAGTTTGAACTCAATCTTCTGAGAATAATGCAAACGCTTGTGAATCGCGGACATCACCTTCGTGCCGCGCTCCATGATCGCCATCGTCGTACCCACAGGCGTTTCACCGCCCATCTCACCAACTTTCAGGTCAGCCATAGACGCAAAGCGCCGTCCAGCGTCCACCAGAGTGCCCAAAAGGTTATAAAGCGTCCCTGAAGGCTCTTTGAAGGGGAGTGGCAACAAGGAGCCTTGCAGGGTGCCTCCAACCACATCAATATCGCGGAACTCGCCCGGTTGAAGGGGAGAGTCTTCGTCGCGGATACGAGCGCCACGGGCCTTAAAGCCCGCTGGAAGATTGGAGAGGGTGCCTGCATCAATTAGCTGACGCAGGATAGACGTAGACGCCTGAGCCAAACCACCAATCATGTGGGTCAATCCAAGGCCATAGAAACCAAGTCCGGGAAGAAACTTGTAATGCACAAAATATTGTTTCGCGCGTTTCATCGGATCGGCTTCTGCGTAGTTACGGCGAACGGCCAAAACATCGCCAGTATCTGCAATTATCGTCACAATATACGGCAGTTTTAGACCCGTTGGCACCCCATCCGGACCAACATCTTCAAATCCCTCAATATCAAGGCTCGTATGAACTTCATAAAGGGTTAACTCTTCAGATGAACCACTTGGGTGTACACCTTGAATATCGTCAATTGATTCTTCAACCTCGTCAGCATCTTGATAGCCAATTGTGCTGTCAGGCAAATCAATGTCGCGATAAAAACCAACAAGCTGCATTTTACGAATTTCGTTAGAATCCATAGAAATGCGGTGCGTAATGCGCGGTGAAGACGCCAAATCAGTCGCACCATAAGGCACAACTAAATCTTCAGCGTGAATAAACTTGCTTACTGCACGTCCCTTCAGCGGGTCAAAGTAAACTTTCTTGAACGTAGAACCAATGACAGGAAGGTAGAATAACATCTGATCCAATTCAGGATCATATTCTTCCATTTCGTAAGTAATCATGTAGTTCATGTAGTCTTTGACGCGCTCAGATTGCTTCACCAGCATTTCATTCTGCGCACCAATCACAGATGTACGAACAGGGCCAGTTGCAGGCAACAATTCACGATACGCCTGCGCTTGGAACTGCGTTACTGATTCCGCCAACAGCGGGTGAATAACGCCAGAAGACCCTGCAAACGGCTCTGTACGCTCCTCAGTCTTCATGCCAAGGAATTCCAAGCCCTTCTTGTAAGTGTCTTCCCAATCTTCACGAGACGACAAATCGTCTTCAATAGAGCTAATCAAATTAGAGGAAATACGGCCTAACTCGCCTTCATCAATGACATCTGCCAAGTTGCCATCAAATGGAACTTGCGGTTTCATTTCCATCGGGTCTTCGTACTCGCCGACAACAGCGCTGCCGTCATCAAACTCGGTCACTCCGGGCTGCGCAGGCAAATCAATGACATCTTCCATGATTGCTTCATCAGGAACCATCGGTAAATCAGGCAATCCGCCTGCGCCTAGACCACGCTCTACAGCCATTAGAAAATGTCCCTCTCGTTACCTTCAATTGGCTCAAGATCGTCAATGTCATCCATGTCCGTCATAGGCCCGCCTTTTTCCCATGCGTTGCAGGTATTCTCCGCAGAGCATGTAAAATCTAGCTTGGTGCAATATCCAACCTCTTCACCTTCTTCCATGCCAAGACCATCTTCGATGCAATCCAGCATGTTCGAACGAATGTTATAATATTCGCAATTTCCGCAAATTTGCTTTTTCTTTTCCCAGTTTTTTACAGCATGACCGTAAGCATATTCTTGCACAGCATGTTCACGGTTTTCCGCGTTCTTTTCTGGGTCTTGTGTCGAAAGAGGACAAATAAATTCCTCTTCCACTTCAATTTCGTCTTCTTCAAACTCAAAGGAAGTAATATCGTCATCAACGACTTGGTTAATTCCTGACTTGAGTTCTTCCATGTCAATGTTGATGACGATTTTAGCCATTATTTCACTCCGCGAAACTTTGTACCTGATACGGCTGCGCCACCACCACGACACACACCGCCACCATCTTTGTAACCGCGAACCTTGCCGCCGCCCATGTATTTCTTAACCGCGCCACCTTTGGCGTATTTTAGCTTATTTGCAGGACGTGTATATGGGTTGTTTCCACCGGGCATTATTTCAATCCTTTAAATTTGCCACCGCGACCAGCCATAACACAGCCTTTGCGGGGTTTGTTTGCCAAACGACGCTTCTTAACAGCGCCACCTTTTTCATAACCGCTCAATAAGCGTTTAAAATCTTCCGGGCTGTAATTTTCAGCCGGATTAACCCCACGAGTGCTACCACCGGGCATGCCGCCAATAGTCTCTGGTCGAGCTTTTGGCCGTAAGGATTTCATAGGAGCCAGTGGGCTGCGACGGGGCGCTCGCATAGGCCTGCCTGATTCCATCGCTTCCAACATAGACGCACGATCCATCGCACGTTGACGCGCACGATCCGCGTCGGACATCGTTTTTCCAGATTCGCCCATCGCTTCCATGAGCGCTCTCATAATTGCTGCTTTATCTACCATTAGTAATACTCTCTCTTGCGACGGGCATACGCCAGTTCATCTTCATCATCATAATCACTCGGCGTAGTAATAAACCCACCTTGTCTGAAACGTAGTATAGCCTGAGTCATCGAATCCGCCAAGTCATCATGTTCTCCGTTGGGAAACGCAGCACATTCTTCCATAACTTCATCCGCAAAATTCGTCTCTGGTGCCCACACCATGCCACTTTCAAATACAGGCGCACAGGCATGCATCCGTGTAAATTTATCCGCACCACGGCTCGGCGTGAACGGCGTCACAGGAATACCCATACGACGCAATTCCTGCGTCAACGGCAT